GAGAGCGCTCCGATTAAAAAGGGACGCTCCGTTGCGGTGAATGACCCACCAAATGATATAGTAAATGATGGTACAGAAGATATTACTGATGTCCTTGAATACTATGGAATTACAGAACAGCAGAGGCGCTTTGCAGATAATTTTATTGAAACAGGAATTATAGAAAAATCTGCATTAGATGCTGGATATAGTAATAATTATGCTAGAGCAGGATCTTATAAGTTATTGGCGATTATTGGCGTAAAAAAATATATTGATGACAGAATGAGAGTTCTTTCTGCTGGAAGGGTTGCAACTCAAGAAGAAATACTTCAAGGTTTAACTCGTATATTTAGTCGTCAAGAAGATGAACATACAGTAGTCACTTTACGTAGTAAAACAGAGCAATGGGTTCCGACTGGTGATGAGGGTGTTCTGAAGAAGATGGTTGTTGAAACAGAAGAGCCTCAAGTTGTTGCCTTTCCTGGCAAAATATCTGATTCTATTAAAGCTGCTGACTTACTCCTTAAGCGCCTTGATTTATCCAAAAAGCAGGGTACAGATACTAATATAACCATTGTTGATGCTTGGTTGGAGTGATGATGATGGCGAATAAAGTTGTTGATATCCAAAAAGAAGTCAATCCTCATTTTCGTAAAGTGTGGACGACTAAGAAACCATACAACATCTTAAAAGGTGGGCGCAATAGTTTTAAATCGTCTGTGATTGCGTTATTACTAGTTTATATGGTGATTGGTCATATTACATTAGGTCGCAAAGGAAACGTTGTCGTAATTCGTAAAGTGGCCAATACAATTCGAGACTCTGTTTTCCTAAAAATTCAATGGGCATTAGGAAAATTTGGCATGTTAGATCAGTTCGATTGCACTGTCTCTCCATTTAAAATAACTCATAAGCAGACTGGTTCCACATTTTACTTTTATGGCCAAGATGATTTTCAAAAGCTTAAATCAAATGACATCGGAAACATCGTTGCTGTATGGGTGGAGGAAGCTGCTGAATTTGCAAATGCGGAAGAGTTTGACCAGATGAAGGCAACGTTTATGCGTCAGTTACCTGACTATGCGGATATGGTTCGTTTCTTCTATTCTTACAATCCGCCACGTAATCCCTATCATTGGATTAATGAGTGGGTACAAGAATTGGAAGGTCATCAAGATTACTTGATTCATTCGTCTTGTTACAAAGATGATCAGTTAGGCTTTGTAACTAAACAAATGTTAGATGAAATCAATCGAATTAAAGAAAACGACTATGAATACTACCTTTATCTCTATGAAGGTGTACCTGTTGGTTTCCAAGACAACGTTTATAACATTAAGACATTCAACATCATCAACGAGTTACCGAGTGACGATTCTATCGTGGCTCTTTTTTATTCTCTGGATGGCGGGCATGCTCAATCGGCAACCACAGTGCTATTACTAGGTCTGACGGCAAAAGGGAAAGTAATTTTATTAGATACTTACTATTATTCGCCTGCCGGAAAGTCTGTTAAATTAGCTCCGTCTCAATTGTCGCAAGAGGTGCATAAGTTTGCTACAAGAACTCAGTCGGATAGTCGTTGGAAAGGAAAGAAGGTCTATAATCGCACGATTGATAGTGCTGAAGCAGCCTTACGTAATCAATACTATTTAGACTACGAAATTCGTTGGAATCCAGTAGCTAAAAAAGAAAAGTTAGTCATGATTGATTATGCAACGAATTTATTTGCTCAAGGTCGGTTCTACATTTTGGATACCAACGCAAATCAAATATTCATTGAAGAACACAAACGCTATAGCTTTAAAGAGGGGACTGGAAATACAGATAATCCAATTGTATTAAAAGAAGATGACCATACATGCGATGCATTCCAATATTTTTGTATTGATAATGCACAAGTGTTAGGTATTGCAGTCTAGGAGGTGAGCCAGTGGGACTTATTCAACGTATTAAAAATTTATTCAGGAGAGGCGGTGAGGCATTAGGTATGGTGGAACAATTACAAAGTATTTTAGATCACCCAAAGATTGATGGGGATCCTAAAGAGTATCAGCGGATTCAAAACTCGTTGATGCATTACGAGGGTGATTATCCGAAGTTAAAAGTACGCACTAGTAATCAGAGGACAATCGAGCGTGAGCAATCTACTATCAATATGTTAAAAAAGGTTGCTAATCAATACGCAACTGTCGTATTTAATGAGCAATGCGAAATTAATGTGGATGGCAAAGCTGCCGAATTCGTTCAAGGTGTGTTTGAACACAATGATTTCAAAAAGAATTTTAGCAAGTATCTTGAACCGATGTTCGCTCTAGGTGGTTTAGTTTGTCGCCCGTATATTGATAAACAAACCAATAAGATGGAGTTTTCTTGGGCATTAGCTGATGCCTTTTATCCGTTGCAATCCAATACGAATAATATTAGCGAGTGTGCGATTCCATTTGTTACCACAAGAACAAACGGTAGAGAAAACACTTATTACACCTTGTTGGAGTTTCACGAGTGGGATGGTGGTAGCTATGTCATTACGAACGAGTTGTATCGTTCGAGTGACTCAAATATCGTAGGGGCTAAAGTGCCATTAAGTGAGTTGTATGATGATTTAGAGTCAACAACATCACTTAATGGTTTATCTCGCCCTATTTTCGCTTACCTGAAACCATCTGGATTTAACAATATTAGTCCATATAGTCCGCTTGGTTTGGGAGTTTGTGACAATTGCAAGAAAACGCTTGACCGTATTAACCGTACCTACGATGAATTTGACCAAGAAGTAAGGCGTGGAAAACGACGGATTGCAGTTAGCGAAATGCTGATGAATAGCCGTGTGGATGAACTAAATAATAAAGTGAAGATGTTTTTTGACGAAGATGAAGACACATTTCAAATTATTCCTGGTGCTAACATGGATGATTATACTATTAAAGACTTATCTTCTGAAATCCGCACAAAAGAATATACAGAAGCTATCAACCATCATTTGAAAACATTAGAAATGGAAACTAGTCTATCGGTTGGGACCTTTACTTTTGATGCAAATGGTGTTCGTAGTACAAAAACGGCTACTGAAATCGTAAGTGAGAATTCTCAAACATATCAAACAAGAGCGATGCAGATCACCGAAGTAGAAAAATTCATTAAAGAATTAGTTGTTTCGGTGTGTGAACTAGGAAAAGCTTTCAAAATTTATAATGGACCAATTCCTGTTTTTAATGATATTGGCGTAGATTTTAATGATGGTGCTTTTCAAAATCGCGATGCGCAACTTGATTTTTATATGAAGTTAGTCAACTTAGGTTATCCAGTCAATAAAGTGCTAGAAACAGTTCTCGATTTGCCTAAAGACGAGGCTTTGCAATTGTATCAAGAAGGTATGAGGCAAAGAGGAGCAGGTATGACAGGTATCTTTGACAATCCACCTTTAGAGGAGTGATGCTGATTGCCTAGAAGAAAAGTTATCATGTCGCAGAATCAAGTGGATATGAAATCAACGCACCTCCAAGATGCTTATGATGCTTTAGAGCAGACATTACTTGATATGCTAGTTAAGATGTTGAATAGTCGTACCATCGTTACATTAAGCGAGGATACGTTGTTCCAATGGCAATTGGAGAAATTGCAACAGCTGCGTCTGATGAACATGTCAACGATTGAGAAATTAGTTGCTGAAACAGTTAATATTACCAAAGGGCAATTAAAGGACATCATAGTCAAGCAAGGTTATGACTTCAATATCGAAGCCAACCGAGAGTTAGCAAATCTTGTAGGTGGTCCTGTTAGCGAATGGTCCAATTTAGATTTAATTCTTAACCAGTATTTTGATAGTCAGTGGTTAGATTTAGATAATCATATCAATCAGACGTTGATTAACACGAATTACCAATACAACCCACTTTCAAAAGCCTATCAGCATGTTTTAAATGATACAGTAACTAAAACACTCACAGGTTTCCAAACTTCTGAACAAGCCTTTAAATCAGCTGTTTATGAAATGGTAGAAAAAGGAATAGCTTCTAGTTTTACGGATAAAGCAGGGCGTGAATGGTCGTTGGAAAGATATGTTCGTACGGTTATTAAATCTACCACACGTCGAGTATACAACGATTTGAGGACTGAACGGGCAATCAGTGAATATAATATCGTTACAGCGCTTATGAGTAGTCATGCTGCTGCTCGTGATGCCTGTGCACTAATTCAAGGAAAGTTCGTTTTAATGGTGCCAACAAATGAAGCACCACCAGAGTATCAGTATTTGCCTTCTGTTTACGATTATGGCTGGAAAGAGCCGGCAGGATGCAATGGTATTAATTGCAATCATCGGTGGTACTCAATGTTGCCAACAGATGATATTGGTATCCCATCGCCCCCTAAGCCAAAAGTGGCGCAAGAAAATGCTAAGACAGTCGCTAAGCAACGACGCATGGAAAGTTCTATCCGAAAGGCGAAAAAACAATTGAGAGCCGCTGAATTGCTAGATGATAAAGTTGGCCAAGAGTATTTCAGGAATTTAATTCGCAAACGTCAAGGTGCTTTGAGGCAATTGATTGATGATAACAAAGACTTATTGCATCGAAGTTACGGGCGTGAGAGTGTTCATAGTGGTCCTAGTCAATCAGTCATAGAGGCACATCGAGAAACAATTAATCAAGACAGGAAAGATTTTTCCAAAATTGTTAAGACTTTAGGTAATCATGCACCGTCATCATTGGAGGAATACCGTCAAATACGGTATAATGAGCCTAGCAAATGGGCTCCGTTGGAAAGACAATATAAAACAATCGATGAAATTAACAATAAGAACTGGAATGATGGATTTAAAGAGAAGACAAAACAAGCTTACTATGATTTTCTTTCATACGGTCATGAATTTTCAAGTCACGCATTAAGTCGTTTTATTCAACGGACTGATATTTCAGTGGATATTGCATCGGATATTATTTCCCAAAGACCGAACTATTTACAAAGTGATGGCCGAAAAGTATGGTTTGTCGATAGTCATACTTTTATCAAAAATAAAGATGAAACAGAGTTTGTCACCTATGTTTATAGAAAAAATCCGAAACAAGATTGGAAGGAGATGGATTGACATGATAGACAATTTTTTTGCATTTTTATCTGACGGTTTATCAAGGAAGATAAATCCATTTGAGTTTTCTCTTGATTTGGAAAAATATCTAGTTGATAACTATGAATTGATGTATCAAGAAAATCCAAATTTAACAGTTATTGCCAACGATGAAATACCTGATATTACAGAGCAGATGGAACCAGGAATGGATCCCACAAATTTTTACAAACAATTAAATGCAGTAAAGCAAAAATTAAATAAATTGAAATAGCACTCACTAACAATAAATGTTGGTAAGTGCTATTTTTGTACCCGAAATTAAGGAGTGGTCATCATGGAAAACGTAAACCGCAATGATGTAATCAATTTCTTTACAGACATGCCAATTAATTTACAACAAGAAGCGATTAGAAAATTCAATCGTCAAAGGAAACCGCCTGACGCTGTGCAATCTTTATGCGAATTCCAACAAAGAGAATGGGAACAGATTAAAGCTGATAGAGCAGAAAGTAATGGTGATCCAATATCTAATGGATGAATTCGTTATTGACGAAGATGATCTAGACGAAGAATACTGGGAAGCAGAAGACTTAGGTATTTACTAAGCCTTTTTATTTTGTCCTTTTATCAAATTGCGGACGTAAAAGAACAATTTGAACCCACTAATGTGAGGCAACCACGTAGAAAAGCGTATAGGAGGAAAAAGTAATGACATTTAAGGAATATTTGATTTCAAAAGGACTAACGGAAGAACAAGCAACCACAATCGTTGAGGGCATGCCAGAAAGTAAGTTTTACTTATCAAGTGAGGAAAAAGCTGATGAACGTTACGCTAAAGTGAAATCACAAAAAGAACAACTAGAAGAACAGTTGGCTACGAATCAATCAGAACTAAACAGTTTGAAAGAAGCTGCTAAAGGCAATGAGGAATTAACAGCTAAATACAATGAGTTGCAAGAAAAATTTGACAAATCAAGAGCTGATTCCAAAGCGAAGATTGCTGAACAAGAAAAAGATTTTTCTATCAAATTAGCCTTAAAAGAAGCTCATGCACTCGATGAAGATATTGTTCTTGGTCAATTAGACAAAGATACTATCAAAATTGTTGACGGCAAACTACAGGGTTTTGATGAGCAATTGAAAGGTTTGCAAGAAAACAAATCGTTCTTGTTTCAGCAAGCAACAGAAGGTACAGGAACATCCCCCACAATCACTGTGGGAGGTAATGCAAAAGGTGGTCAAAATTCTGCTGTCGGTCCTCAACCAGAAAAACTAAATGAATTCAGAATCACTAGATAGGAGAGAAAATTATGAAGAAAAAACAATTAATGAAAATGAACTTGCAATATTTTGCTTCACCAACGTTTAATCCTGATAATGTAACAATGCAATCTGCTAAAACGGGTGATATTCCTCGCAATATCGCAGATAGCATTATCACAGAAGTGAAGCAAGGTAGCTCTATTATGCGCTTAGCCAAACAAGTACCAATGACTAAACCAATCGAAGAATTTACTTATATGACTGGTGTCGGTGCTTACTGGGTATCAGAAGCGGAACGTATTCAAACAAGCAAACCAACATTTGTTAAAGCTGAAATGCGTGCTTATAAATTAGGGGTTATCATTCCGACGACTCGTGAGAATTTAGATTATTCAGTAACAAATTTCTTTGAATTAATGCGCCCAGAAGTAGCAGAAGCATTTAACAAAAAATTCGATCAATCCGCTTTTACTGGTGTCAACTCGCCATTTACCAAAAACATTTTAGGAGCTGCAACTGCTGCAAGTAATGTTGTTACGGAAACAGCTAATAAGTATGACGATATTAATGAAGCAATCGCTTTTATTGAAGAGGAAGACTTAGAGCCAAATGGAATTGCTACAACTCGTAAGCAGCGTGTGAAATATCGCTCAACAAAAGATGGTAATGGAATGCCCATTTTTAATACAGCAAATTCAAACGGTGTTGATGACATTTTGGGGTTACCTATTGCATATACACCTAAAACTACTTTGGGTGATACAACTGCAGAATTAGTGGGTGATTGGGATTAT